GGCTTCGGTCGCTCCTTCTTTTTTGTCTTGCGCGTGCTACCGTGCACGCCATGCCGCTCACCAAGGGATACTCGAAGGGCTCCGTCTCGAAGAACATCAAGACGGAGATGAAGGCCGGCAAGCCGCCGAGGCAAGCCGTCGCCGTTGCGCTGAACACCGCGCGCACCGCCGCGAAGAAGGCGGGCAAGCCGTCGAAGGGGCCGAAGGCTGCGCCGAAGAAGGGGATGTGAGATGCCTCTTGTCTTCCGTAAGGGAAAGCATGGGCTCGAATACCGCAGCGAGGCCCCGCATCTCGTCGCCAAGCGCGTCGCCGAAGGCTGGTGCACGAGCAAGGCCGACGCACTTGCGCCGAAGCCCGCTCAGCCTGCCGTGTCCGTCGCCGCTGCTGACGCGCCCGCGCTCGACGTGACCTCGGATGACGTGAGCGACGACAACGCGCCACCGACGCGCGACGAGATGGAGCGCAAGGCCGTCGAGCTCGGCATCAAGGTCGATAAGCGCTGGAGCGACAAGACGCTTGCAGAGCGCATCGACGAAGCGCTGAAGGGCTAACCTATGGGCTACACGAAGCGGCAGTACATCGAAGCAGCGTTGACCGAGATCGGCCTCGCCGACTACGTGTTCAACTCGACCCCGCAAGACCTCCAGACGGCGCTGCGTCGTCTCGACGGCATGATGGCCGAGTGGAACGAGCGCGGCATTCGCCTCGGCTACCCGCTTCCGCTCTCGCCGCAGCAAAGCGACCTCGACTCGCAGACTGCCGTGCCTGACCGCGCGAACGAGGCAATCGTCTGCAACCTCGCGTGCCGCATCGCCCCGAGCTACGGCAAGCAAGTCCTGCCCGCGACGATGGCCACCGCGCGCGAGGCGTACAACACGATCCTAGTGCGCGCTGCGATGCCGCAGGAGCAGCGGTTCCCGCGCACGATGCCCGCAGGCGCAGGCAACAAGCCGTGGACGTGGCAGGGCGACCCGTTCCTTCCGCCACCCGTCGAACCGCTTCTCGCGGGCAACGACGCGCCGATCGACTACGAATAAGGACTCGACATGCCGACCATTAACCAGCTCGCTTCACTGAATCAGCTCACGGGGTCCGATCAGATTCCGGTGTACTCTGCAAGCAACGGCGACGCGCGCAAGGCGTCGCTCTCGACGCTGCTCACGTACATCGAGCAGGCATGGATGTCGCCCGACTTCCAGCGCGTCACCGCGTCGCCGACGCTCTCCGGCTTCACGCTCACGCTGCCGACCGGCGCGAACTCGCTCTTCGTGCTGCTCACGCCGACGGGCACGATGGCGACGGGCACGATCGTCCTGCCTGCCGCTGCGAGCATCGCCGACGGTCAAGAGATCATCCTCTACACCTCGCAAGAGGTCACCGCGCTGACGTTCACGCTTAACGGCGCGACGGCGCTGAACGGCGCGCCAGCTGGCATCCAGGCTGGCGGCTCGCTCACGCTGCGCTACGACGCGCTTTCCGTCGCCTGGTACACGATCTCTAAGCCGACCAGCGTCGGATCGGGAACCGTCAACTACCTCTCGAAGTGGACGGCGCCGTCAACGCTCGGCAACTCAATCGTGCGCGACAACGGCACTGAGGCCGCAGTCGGCGGCGCACCCATCGTAGGGCAGAGGCTCGCGGTGCACGGAAGTCAGTTCAACCTCATCGGCGACGCAGACGCTACGCTGACGGTCTGCAACACGCTGAGCACTGTGCCTCGCACGGTGACCGTCGAGGCCGTCAACTACACCGATGGCGTCACCGGCACCGCAGGCTTTCGCGCGTCCATTGCGCGCGGCACGCTCCTGGTTCCCGCTGCGGTGCTCAGCGGCGACAGCCTCGGCGTCTTCACCTCGCGGGCCTACGACGGCACGGCCTTCTTCGATGCCGGGCGCATCCAGGTCGACGCGACGAGCAACTGGGCGGCTGCGCGTAACTCGTCGCTCACGCTCTCGACGACCACGGCGGGGACGTCGACCGCCAAGCTGAAGATTTCGGCGATCGGAGACACATCGCTCGAAGCGCCAGGCACCGTCTTCGACGCCTCGCAATTCGCGCAGGGCATCAAGCTCGCGTCGACCCCGACGAGCGTCGACCCGAACGTGCTCGACGCCTATCAGGAGGGCACCTTCACGCCGGTCTACAACGGTGCGGGCGTCGTCGGAGCCGTCACGTTCGCAGGGCGCTACCAGCGCACGGGCAATCAGGTGACGCTAGAGATCACGATCACGACCGCAGCGGCGTCGACGCTCACCTTCACGTCGTCGACGGACTACTTCGACAACTTCCCCGCGTACGTCACGCCAGCGAACAACCTCGTCGCAGGTACGCCGATCGGCGACGGCTGGAACCTCCTGATTCAAAAGGCTGGCGCCAACTTCCGGTCCATCTTCCAGAAGACTGGCTCGCCTACGTTCACGCAACCGGCGAATCAATCTGTCCGCTATACCGTCGCAACCTACTTCGTCTGAGGCACGTCCATGAGCTACTACACCCAGCCATTCGCACCCGACTACGGCAAGGGCGTCACCGTCGTCCCAGGCGTCGCAAGCGCGGTCCAGTCGTTCCCGAACAACGCGAACGCGGTCGAGTTCACGAACCTCTCGACGACGGTGCGCGCCTCGGTGCGCTTCGGCGAGACGAACGCGGTCACAGCAGACCTCAGTGCAGACTACACGATCATGCCTGGCATGAAGTGCGTCATCACGAAGCCGCGTAACTACCAGTTCTTCGCGTTCATCGGCTCCGCCGCAGGCGGGTCGCTCCACGCAATCCCAGGCGAGGGATTTTGACATGGGCCTCAAAGCAGTAGCAAACCTCGGGAGTGGCGGCGGCGGCGGCGGCATCAGCGGCAGCGGCTCCGCAGGCTACCTCGCTCAATTCACCGGAAGCACGGCGATCGGTGACTCCCCCATTCGCGCCAGCGGGACAAACGTAGCGATCGACACGTCCGTTTCGGGTAGCTACAAGCTCAGAGTCAACGGCGACACGGACATCATCGGCCGCATCGACGCGATTAGCTCGCGCATCAGCACGATGAGCAGCGGCCTTAGCAGCGATCTCGTGCTGCAACGCGATGGCGTCACCGCCGCCACCATCAAGGTCGGAGCGATCGCAACACTAACCGGCGCGACGCCAGCGGCGACCAACGGTAGCTATTCGCAGCTTGCCCTTACCGGCGGCACGGGCACCGGCGCCACGGCTGACATCGTCGTTGCGTCAGGCGCGGTTTCGTCCGTAGTGCTGCGTGCTCCGGGCAATGGCTACACAGCCGGCGACCTGCTGACGTGCCCCACCCTTACGGGCCTCGGCGTGGGCGACACCGTGGCGACCGTGGCGACCGTCATTGCGGACGTCGAGGGAACAGCAAACATCACGACCAGCGGCCGCCTTGGCGCGTTCACAGCAAACCCTCGCGCGGGCCTAGACGTGGCTTCGGGCGGCGGCATGATTTCTGGGGCCACGCGGCTTACCCTGTCCCCATCGGGCTCAAACTCGTCCATTGAGACGATGTTCGCGATTCACGGGACAGTGAATCCAACGGCCTCAAATTATGGCGTGTGGATTGTCCCACAGTACGACCTGACCGCTGGGACGATCAACAACCCAACGATTCGCGGCATAGAGTGCATTCCAAGCGTGTCTGCATCGTCGGCAGGCACGACGCAAACGCTGTCCGTTGTTGGCGTAAACGTTAATGCGCAGCGATGGTCCGCGTCTGACCTGTCAACGAACAGTTCAAGCCTTGTGTCGGCCATCCGGGCGACGGCATCAATTGGGGCATCTACAGGAGCGGCATCAACCCCAAGCCTTCAGTGCTTTAACGGCTTGTACCAAGTCGCGCAGTCAGGGCATACCGTAACGAGCGGGTTTGTGTACACCGGGCGCGTGTCACACACGGGCACCACGACGACGCTGAGCCTCTACGGCATCGACACGGCCACGTTTTCCAATAGCGGGACCATTGGGACGCTCTACGGGTTGCGCCTTCCCACAATCACGAACACGGGCACAATCACGACCCGTTACGGCATTTCGCAGGAAGACACCGCAGCGACCAACCAGTTCGCAGGGACGGTGCAGTTTAACAACGGCTTCGGGTCCGTTGCTACGGTCTACGGCACGCGCGCGTGGGTAAACTTCAACGGGACTGGCACTGTAGCGATCCGAGGCTCTGGGAACGTGTCCACGATTACCGATCTAGGAGTCGGCAGCTATTCGGTCAATTTTACGACAGCAATGCCAGACGTAAACTATTCTGCGCACGCGACCGTTGGATATGATGGTACGGTCGGGTCGGGCATTGTCGCAAGCGTTGACCGAAATTCCGCAGCAGCGGCCGTTGGCTCGGTAAGGGTGTACCTGTTCAGCACGACGTTCGCCGTCGCAGATAGCACCATGGTTTTTGTTTCGGTGACGAGGTGACAAATGGATAAGGCAGTAATTTACCAGCACG